GTGCTATCACCAGCAAATCTGAATAGTACTTTTGCTTCTTCTTTTGTGCCAAAAGTTGCTGCAGAACCGGATGCAGCAAATAGTCTTCCAGAACCAGGATACCTTAATCTAATTCTTGTAGTCTTAGCATTATCACCTTCAAACCTTAGAGAACCATAGGGTCTATTTTGTACTGTTGATATGAACCCAAAGTCTTCAGAATCGGGTCTATTAACCAATTCTGAAATAATACCAAAGTCGTCTTGATCGACGTGTGCTTCAGATACAAATCCAAAGTCAATATCATCTTGTTCAACAACAGAAGAACCATTGTAACTAAATGTTCTTCTTTCTTCCTTACTAATGAAGTTGAAGAGTGATCCTGTTCCAACTGCTGGTGCTGGTGTAATTCTTTCTTCAGCAGTACCGAAGAAGTTAAATAACCCAGACTTAAGTGGAATAACCGGTACAACTGCTTCTGCACCACCACCAAATCCAAATAGTGAACCACCTTCTGGATTTGCAGTAAGAATAAAGGTAACTGTCTTCGATGTATCACCTTCAAATCTGAATAATCCAAATGGTTTATCATCTTGACTAGTTATTAAACCGAAGTCTTCAGAATCAGGTCTATTAACCAATTCTGAAATAATACCAAAGTCATCCGAATCAATATTACCTGCTACAGTAAAGGTTGATACTATTTCATTTGCAAGAGTACTAATCTGTGTATTAGCATAAGATGAAATTGTTGGTGAAGATTCACTAATAAATCCAAAGTCTTCATCTGTGAGGAAGTTTTGTGCTGATTGATTATAACTAAATGATGCTCTTTCTTCTTTGGTAACAAAGTTGGAAATCGTTCCAGATCCAATTTCTGTTGATGGTGTGAACGATTCTTTTGAGAGTCCACCTGAAATTCCAAACTTACCAGAACCAGGTGGAATAAATGGTACTATTGCTTCATTACCAGTTCCATGATATTGAATTGCTTGTGTTATTGGATCATTCGTTGTTAGTGAGAACCTGGTAAATCGTGAAGCATCACCAGCAACTCTAAACAATCCAAAAGGATTATCTTGAGAAGTTATTGTTATTGTATTATAATCTTCAAATAATTTTATTATATCATTAGAAATATACTCATAATCTTCTGCTTCAACAGCAGATTCCGAAACTAGGTTATAATCTTCAAGCGCAAAAAGAGCAACAGAAGAGATGTTGAACGAAGACGTTACTCTTTCTGCTGCTCCTATTATTGTACTTAACTCACCCGAACCAATATGTCCATAGGAGAATGCTAATTCGGATGAGTCGTTAATGTCAAATATGTTTCCGTCATATCCAATATATGCATTTGAAAAGGAGGAAACAGAACCACCTTGAAGGGCAAATATTATTCCACCACCAATATGTCCTAATGCAAATTTTGTTATAGATTTTGAATCAAGTGTATCAATTTTCCCAAATGCGGGGTCAGTTTCAACTAGAATGTCTCCATAATCTTCAATATATGAAATATTCTCAAATATATTCCCAGAATCTATTTCTGCATCGATTCCATCTAAGATATCACCATAATCTACAACAGTAATATATAATCCTGAATCCTGATTATACGCAAATGACCCCGACTCAATTGCAAAAGTCGGGGTTTGTATTTGAAATATTGATTGCGACTCTGTGGTATGCGTATAAACTGCCATATTTTTTTTTATGCAGTCCTATCTCATTTAGAGATATTCTTTCCGATATTTATATTTAGGAGAGTTTAAAGTTGACTCCAGTTACACTTAATCCATCTATTTTTGGTACAACGTCATTTGCAAATGGATTGTAAAGTATTCTTCTTTCTGCACCTCTCATATTAAAAGAACCAGTCCAATACGAAGTTTGTGTATCGTCTGAATATTCATCCTGATACTCTGAAGGAACTGCAATAACAGAACCATTATTTTTTAACCAAGTTTTTACTTCTCTTGAGGTTGCTTTTGGATTTGATTGAAGATATAAAACTAATAACCCAGAAGTAACTGGAGCAGCAGCAGACGTTCCATTAAAATAATGATCATAAAATCTAGAATCATCATAACGTTCATAATCGGTGTAGTTAGCAACTCCATTTGTTCCTGCAGATAGTGTTTCATCGGCAGGTGACCAGATGTCAATTCCTGGTCCATTATTTGAATAGTCTGCTTTTCTTTCTGATAATGTAGAAGGTATCACATATTCATCCATAGCACCAACACAAATAACAGGATGAAATTCTGGGTCCACAGAGGCATCAAAACCAAGTCCTTGGGGATTCATCCAATCCCTATGGTTGCATGGGACTGTCCCTGATGGAAACTCTCCTCTGGGGTCTGTACTTCCAAACCATTCATCTGACATATAATTCAGTCTATCGGGGTCTGTACTACCAACACCCAATCTCTGGTTATTATTTCCTGATGCTGCAACATAAATTAGTCCACTATCAATTGCTTCTGCTCCAGCAGCATCAATTGAGTTTGAACGTGAAGATGTTGACCAAGATCTATATGCACCTTGTAGTTGATTATTGAGTCCATCTTTCATTGCAGTTACTTGGTCTGATACTGAATCATTACCAATAAATGTTCCTGTAATTCCTCTGAAACTATAATCTATACTATCACCACTTTCAAATCCTGATTGATATCCCCAACTCCCATTTACTAAGGTTGGATTTTTTATTCCAGTTTCAGGATTAATTGGTTTATATAAGTGAAATAATTTCATTAAATCATATTCCTGCTCTTTGGTTATACCCATTCCTGCTGGCTCTCCAATACCAGACATATTCCATATATTTGCCTCAAATGCAAGACCAAAATTCTTACCAGCAACTAGAGAAGCAGATGATGTTCCATGACCACTTGTCATTTCACTAGAACCATCCAAACTATTTCCAAGTGCTCTTGCTTCTGTATAACCAGAAGTTATGCTTATAGTTCCAATTGTACTAAATCCAACAGATCTTAAGGAGGAGTTATTCCACCAATTACGTGCAGAAGTTGTGGTTATTCCTGTTCTTCCATCTGGTTTAGTATATGTAAATCCATTAGCATCAAAATAATCAGGATCAATGTAGTATGGACCATCGAGAACAATATCTCTTACTCTAGACCTGTTATTGGAATCTAAAAACTCTGGATGATATTGTAATACACCAGAATCATGAATTATTGTATCAACATTTTTTCCAGTTAAACTGTAACTTGCATCTGATGGTTGTGCTGAAATATTTCCTGATAATACTCCCCAAAAATCTCCATTAGTTTTGATACCAGTCCTAACAATTTGCCACCCTGTCCTATCCAGTTCACCAACAGTTGCACCAGTGGAAACCGGCTGACCACCTCCATTTAAATCACGATATACTTTTACATTCTTTTCCCATCTTTTGGTATAATGACTTGGTTTGGGATATTCATCTGGATTTTCTGTCGGGTCAAGTTCAATCCAATCAATAGATGAGTCATTCATTAGAGTTTCTACTTCAGATTTGTGAAGTAGAAATGTTCCTCTGGTTGGACTATGCAACTTATCATCAAAGCATGTCACCTGTCTATTAGGAAAATTTTCAATACTTGATGTTTCGGAAAGAGTATTTAAAACTCCATCCCAGTCTTCAGGTCTTTTTACCTTTAACTCGTATTTTTTTAATGTCATATCTTATCAGGAAACAATGTTGATATTACCTACCATACTGCCATGTAAAGTGCATTGGTAAACGATAGAATTTGGTGCGTCAAATGGAACTGTAAGAATTTGTGTGCCGTTAATTGAACCTGATAAGAAACTACCACCAGGTGCATATGCTGCGCCACCATTACTTACTCTTAGTTCAAATGGGTGACCACTTCCAGTAGAGTTCTCTAAGATGTAAGTAAATCCTCTATGGAAGTATAATGTTGGATTATCAGTAGAGTTTAGAACACCAGGACCTGCAAAACGATATGAGGAAGCACCATTTGAAGTAATGTAATATTTAATTGCAAATCCGATATCAGAACCATCACCAGTTGTATCATTTGACCTGAAGTTTGCAGCAGTGATTTCTGCAGTAGTTGTATTTCCTCTAGCAGTTACTGTTGCTAAGGTATCAGTCTCTGCACCACCACCTCCAGAAGATGTTATTTCTACTGATGCAATACCACCAGCAAATGTTGCTGTAACACCAGCACCTATAAAGTTAATAGTACCTGCAGTACCAACAGAAGAACCTTCTTCTTGAACTACAACACCAGAACCAGAACCAACAACTCCAGTTAGTCCAGAACCATCACCAACAAATGATGCTGCTGTAACTGAACCCCCAGCAGTTAAATTAGTACTAATGGCAACAGTTACGGCATTAATATTTAAATTATTTGGTGAATCGATAGTAGGAGTTCCTGCAGAAGTACTCTCGAATCTTGTAGCAGTAACAACACCAGTAATATTTGCACCACCTGTTCCAGTAATATACTTATTATTAATATCTAAATTACCACCAAGTTGTGGTGTAGTATCTTCTACAACATTGGAGATTCCTCCACCCCCTCCAGTTGCGGTAATTTCTACTGATGCAACACCATTAGATAACGTTGCTGTAACTCCAGCACCTATAAAATTAATTGTTCCTGCAGTTCCAACTGAAGAACCTTCTTCCTGAATAACAATTCCTGTTCCTTCTGCAACAACACCTGTAAGACCAGAACCATCACCAACAAACTGAGTTGCAGTAATAATACCAGAGGTATTTAAGTTGTATGTACTACCATTGAGGTTGGTAGCTGTATCGGCATTACCAGTAACATTACCTGTTAAATCACCATCAAAAGTTGTTGCTGTAACTGTACCACCGTCGATGTTTACTAACTCTACCCACGCACTAGAATGTGCGTAATATGCCTTTCCAGTAGCATGAACATGTGCAAAAGCACCATGGTATTCAGTTGCACTTGGCAAATCACTGAGATTTGCATAAAGGAATGGAATAATATTGGTTGTTGCTGAACCAACAATTCTTCCATTAAAAGTAGAAATACCAGCAACTGTTAAAGTTGATGTGGAAACATTATCTGTACCACCAGCACCAGCAGAAATTCCAGTTAAGTTAGAACCATCACCAACAAAAGATGTTGCTGTAATAATACCAGTTAACTGAATATCACTAGTTGCCTGATTTCCCCTAGAAAGAACAGTTCCTAAGTTGTCCTGTTCTGTGTAATCAGTAATATAACCAGCATTTTCTAATGTTTCAACATCAACAGCAAGCTCGTTAATGACTAAACGTTGTTGCTCAAATGTTGAATTTACCCCTACGTTTCTTGCCATCTATCTAGAAACCTTTTATTGAATTATTTATAAAGACACAAAAAAAGGAGGGGTAGACCCTCCTTTGAAAAAATGTAAATCGTAAATCAGTCGAGGCTGACGTTTAGAGTTACCTTAATTTGGTCACCGTTGTTCTGAACGTTGTATGGACCATTTGTGAATCTTTCTGCGAAGAAGATGCTGCTGTATAGAGTTACATTTCCTACACCATCAAGTGCTGGTGATAGTGTGAATGTATTTGCATCAGGAGTTTCAAATACAGTATATGTACTTGATGTGGTAGTTGTGTTACCTGTACCTGCTGCGATGTAGATAACATCACCTGGCTCAAGACCATGTGCAGTACCGATTACTTTACTGGAACCGAAGGTTACTT